TAGATTCTACACCACCACCAACTAAGTATTTTATAGTCAATGTTTTATTTACAGGTGCAATTCCAAATGTGTTTGTTTTTAAGAAATTGGATGGGTCTATACCTTGATTTAATCTTTGGATAGAATTAGCCAGGCCTAATCCTACATTTTTTGGATTTGGTAAAATGATTTCATCATTCATTGTAACATCACCACTTCCAAATTCTAAATCCAATGTATTGTCGGAATTTACCTTAACAGAAAATCTACGAGGAACTTTTTGTACTTCTAAAATGTATGGTACAATTGATGATGATGTATATAATTCACTATTTGATTCTGTATTTGGTTTTTCAACAAAAATACTTTCTTGTGCTAAATAAGGTACTTCGTAATATTTTAAATTATCTTGGTCTGCAACCGATGTTATAGCAATTATATTAGTATCACTCAATGTTGTTGTAGGATAATCCGTTGAATCTCCAAATGTTTTAGTAGTAGTTACTTCCTGTGCAGATATTGCTTTAATTCTTTTTGTTAATAGATAAAAAGTTGGATTACCGGTTACATCTCTTTCAAACACATCAATTTCTCTATCATTTGTATTCGAAAAATCCAAAGAATCCGTTGTTCTAAATACTATATTTGAATTAGAGGTAGATGCAACTTCCATTCCATCTTTTATTCTTAAACAATAACTTTCGTCTGGAATAACATTTGAACCTGAGTTTTTAGATGGAATCAACTGATATACCGTCAATGTTGTTACTGCAGGAGATGATGTTTTTGGTTTATATCCCATTGTTTGTGCCAATGCAACAACATTTTTTCTTTCCGTTGCATTTGCCAACATTGATTCCTTTAATTGAACATCTTGATAGAAAGATAAAATATCTCCTATAACAGCAGCTTGCTCCAAAAACACCATACCAGGTGATGCTTCGTTGAAATCGGAATACGTGTTCGGAAAATATGTTTTGGTATAATCAATTAGGTTTTGTTTTAAAGTATTAAAATCTTTACCTAAATAATTTATATTTTTTTCACTTCCCCAACTTTTTTTAACAGGTTTAATAGCCATTTATTAATTATTTATACTAACATTTAGTGTTTCGGTTAATGATGGATTTGACTTTAATGAAAATTGTACTTCCAAAGTAATTCTATTTGCATCTATATCGTTATCATCATAATCAAATATTATATTATCTACATTTATATAAGGTAACCAAATATTTACTGCATCTAATATAGAATTTTCAATATCAGTTGCAATAGATTCTTCTACAATTTGTTCAAAGATTAGATTATGAATATCACAACCAAAGTCAGGTTGCATTTCTCTTTCACCCTTTTTAGTTAGTATTAAATTTACTAAATTATCTTTTGCTTGTGTTAGAGTAGTGTAATTAACGGCAAATATACCATTGGCATTAGATTTCCTACCGAAACCTATTCCTAATGATTTATAATCGTTTTCCGCTAAATCATTTACATTAATTCTACCTAACTCTATTGCCATTTATTAAAATCTTTTAACTAATTCTGAGTAATTTCTCGTCAATGCTTTTATAGTAGCATCTTGTAATCCATCACCGGTTGATTCAAAATTTGGAACATTTGATGGTACATTTACCTCTCTAAAATCCATTGTTTCCCACTCACTTTCATCAACTCTTAATTCTGGTTTAATCATATCCAATACACTTCCAACCGCCTGAGCACCTTCTTTTCTTTGTTCAGATGTAAATGGTTGAGTCATATTCAAAATCTCATTTATCATTGGGTCTTTTGAAAATTCTCTTGCAGGTTTTTGTGGTTGTTGAATTGGCTGTTGTTTTTTAATAGGTGCAACAGGAACTTCAGTCATCTCTCTTAAAGATGGTGTTGATTTTGTTTGTGAGTTTAATGTAACTGCACCAGATTTGATAAGCTTAGTTATTTCCTCTTTAACTTGTTGCTTAACTTCGTTTTTAACAACTTCTTTAATTAAAGTTAGTAAAATTTCTGATTTCATAATAATTGTTTATATATGTTTAGTAATAAATATTTGATTTAATAATTTATCCAACATTCGGTATAGTTGGTGTTTTAATGTCTACATTAACTTCCGGCATCTTTATTTCTATGTTTGGTAACGATATTGTTAATAATGATGCCAAATCGGTCACACTTATATTTGGTAATTCTGGTAGCTCAGGAAATTGTGGTAATTCTATACTACCTAAATCAACTTCAGGGAATTCAACCGTAGATGGAAAATCAGGAACCGGTGGGCCCATTTTAACTTGATATCCATTATAATTTATAATTGCAGGTGCCGGTGGAGCTGGAGGTGTGTATTGTGCCGTAACTACCATATTTCCACCCACATTTAATAGATGTAATTGTGCCAATGATAAAAACGGGTCAATCATTACATTTGTTTTTGTACTGAAAATAAAACTTGGTGGAGTAAAACTAATAAAAGGTGGGTCTGGTATTAATCCTTTTATTTTATCTTCGGCCAATGCTCTAATCTCTTCTTCAGTAGGGGTTTTATCTTTAATTTGTTTTTCCAATTCTTCTTTCGTTGGAAGTTTCGGTAATTGAATTTGCAAATCTATATCAGGAACTAAACCATTTATCGTATCTTTTACAAATTTTTTAATTTCTTTTAAGTTTGGTTTTGGTTTTGGAATGGAATCTAAAATTGCAACAACTGCTTGAACATATTGATATATTGGTTGTAATATAATATCTTCAATTGGAGGAATGATTTGTTTTTTAACTTCTTCGATTGCCTGTTCTAATAATTTTTCTTTAGTTTCTTCTATTATTTTCTTTCTATCTGGTAATTTTGGAAATTCAAATTTTAATGCCTTTTTAATTTGTTTTCCAATTGCTGATTTTTTCTTTTTTGCTTCTTTTAATTTCTTTATTATTTCTACTGCACCCTTAACTATTGGGTTATTTTTTATATCCGGTGCAACAACTTCTTTATTTATTATCTTTTGTGCAGTTTCATATACAGGAATTGTAATCGGTGGTAAAGGTGGAACGGATGGTAAAGTAATTGTTTGTTTTTTTAATTCGTCCTCTAAAATTTTTAATGCTTCTACTTCAGCTTTATGTGCTGCAGTAGTTGCAGCTAACGTAATTGGGTCTGGCCCTATGTTTTGAATAGCTCCAGGTGCAGGTGGAGTTGACGGCCATCCTAAAGGTTTTACTAAGGGGTTTGGTAATGGTGACATTTCTGCACCTAACCAATATGCATCAAATGCAGATGGATATATTTCTTGTAATACATTGAAATTACTACCTACACTATCTGTTCCCTTTTTTAATGCAATTTTTATAGCATCTGCCATGCCTTTAACATTACCATTGATAACATTAACTCCGTATAATAAATCTCCACCACTTTTAATTGCTTTATCATATTCATTTGCATAAAATTCAGCAAATGCATCAGGGTCAGTTTTAAATTGACCAGTAAGCATTGCAGTTAATACATTCAATTTAAAAATTGCCCACATATTATTTACTTAAAAAGTTTCTAGATGATTGTATCCTAGATAGTCTTTGTTTAATTGATGTGAATATTGCCGAATTATGAGGGCCTGCACCGGTTGGGCCAACACCTGTTGCAAATACCATTTTATTTATGGCATCTAACATTTCACTCATTAAATCAATCAATTCACCTGATAAGACCATTCTTTGAACATCAGAACCGGCCCCACCTGGACTTCCAACTTTACCAATATAAACAACTCCGGATGCATCACTATTTAATACTATATTTTTATTGGTATGGATTACAATATCACTATCGGAATGTGCATATATTTCTTTTGCAGAATCTATACTATATCTACCATCGGTTATAACTCCAGTATTTCCTTTTCCAAATATAATAAACTCACTTGCCTTTGCAGATAATACTATTCTATCGGAATTTACGAATAATTGGTTACCTGTTAGTTTTTCTGAATTAGGATATTCTCTAAACGCTATTTTGGTTTTATTTATATTTTCTTTAAATGGTACTTTAATTTTATTAGATGTAAAATATACGGATGTACCATCACCATTGATATCTTCGTCTATTAGTGTTCCTATTTTTGAATTGTCAAGTTGTGGATTTTGTTTATTTCTTATAAAAATACCAGGAGATGAGGTTTTACCATCCTCAGTTAAAAAGAATTCACTAAATCTAATCGTATTACCAACTCTACCACTTATGATAGTATCTCCATTTCTTGGTTTTAAGAATTTAATCTTTTCATTTACTTTATATCGTTTCTCATCCGATTTTTTAGGTGTTCCTGTTTGACCTGTGGAACCTGTTTTGGTTTCTGTATAGTTTTTGTTTTTACCTTCAGAATTTCCAGTAGATACATTTTTTTCTCTACCAATTTCGGAAACTAATAACGACTCTCTAAAATTTGGATATTGTGTTGCAGAGTATGGTAACCAATAATGTGAATTTTGAATGTTTAATATCAATACCGTTTCACCTATTAGTGGATATGTTATATTATTTTTGTCAAATGGAAATGCATAGTCTTCTTTATTAATAAAACTCTCTCTCCTATACTCTATTGCACCTAAAAATCTAACATCAGTATCCGTAAAGTCATTATTATCATTATATACAGGTACTAATTTTTTCTCCAAATCATTTTTTATAGATTTATCCGATTCAGTATAAACTCTATATACGGTTGCTAAATAAGTTTCACCAATCATTATAGTTTAGTTTTAATTTCTTCAATTTCAATTTGCAAATCACCCATTCTTTCTTTCGCCTTTTCTTCAACTGCATTTATAGTATCTTCCATATCTGCAAGTAATTGTTCTTTTTCTTGTTCACTCAACCAACCATCTTCACCGATACCTTTAGCTTCTGCAGCTGCAAGTCTTTGTGCAATAGTTGCAAGTTTAATTAAGTGGTCATCGTTTTTAACTGATACCTCAATCAAATCTTTTATGATGGGTGCAATAACAGTTGCTTCTCCCACATTACGAATAAGTTTTCTTAGAGATTCAATCAACTCAGAAATGTTTTTCTTTTTGTTTTGTTGATTTTCGTATATATCTTTAAATAATGATGATAAATTTTTACCATCAAATAATTGAAATTCTGTTGCCATTATATTATGTTGTTCTTTACTATATAATTATAAAGTTCCTGACTTATTAGGTTGTACCCATTTTCGTTTGGGTGTTGTTTGGCCCTATCTTTATATGTTACATCTTGATATTCCCATAAATCCAATCTATTTGTTTTTAATAAAAAATCTCTAAATGTTTCTTTTTTAAATCCCCAATAATTATTATCTTTAATAAGATTTGTTACATTATCTTTTTTATTTAAATCAATAATCATAGATTCCAATCCATCACAAAACAAATAATTTATATTATAAAACTGGAATAATTGTTGTAAAAATATAATATAATTTTGATTTACAATGTTATAATAGTTTTGATTAAATAAATTTAGAATAAAATAGTTTTTGTAATCAATTAAAAATTTATTATAATCAATATTATTACTTTTATATGATGTTGTGAATTTTTCCGGAGTCTCTAACAAATGCTTTACAGACCAACTTATCCACTCATCTTTTGGTAAAAAGGGAACACCATCTCTTAAAGATGAACTCCACATTACTATAATTAAGTCACCCGATTTAATCAAATCATTTTGTACATCTAAAACAATTTGATTGAATATTTTATTATTTGAATTACCACTAATTCCATTATTTTTATTTGGTATTATCAATCTATCTGATAACGATTTTACCCAAGATTTGCTATTTCTAAATAATCTTTTATCATTTGTGTTGTTTAAAGTATTTTCTATATTGATATCGGCACCTTCACCCTCTGTCCAACTATCGCCATATGCATGTAATATCATTACTTATTTATTTTACTAATAATGCAATTACCCATTACTAAATAATCCATATCACAATTCTTCAATGTCCAAATTGCTTTTTCTGGGTCATTAGTCATAGTATGGTCTTTTAAGTTAAATGATGTATTCAATAGAATAGGTGTTCCTGTTAGTTTTTCGAACTCCTTTAGTAAGTCATAGTAAAGTGGGTTAGACTCTCTTTTAAGTGTCTGTATCCTTGCAGAATTGTCAACATGGGTTACTGATGGGATATTTACTCCACTTTTAACTTTGACAACCTGATTCATATAAGGAACATCTTCCTCCGATAGAAAATACTTTTGATAATCTTCAATTGTAACCGATGGAGCAAATGGTCTAAACATCTCTCTCTTTTTGACAACCTTATTTATTCTATCTCTTACATCTGGTAAATGTGGATTAGCTAATATAGAACGATTACCCAATGCTCTTGCACCAAATTCAGTTCTACCAATAAACCATCCAACGATATTACCTTCTTCAATTAATTTAGCAATAGTTTTTAAATAACTCTCTCTATTTCTAATAATTTTAATTTTCAATTCACTATCACCCTTAATAGTATTCAATATTTCAGTATCAGTAAAATCAGGACCTAAGTATGGAGATTGATTATCACCACCTTTTACCTTTGGATTACCCAATACAATGTGATGTTGATATAAACATGCACCAATTGCAGAACCTGCATCCGATGGAGCAAATGGAATCCATACATTCTTAATTGATGTATATGTTTTAATTTTACCATTAGCAGTTCCATTATATGCACACCCCCCACCCAAAACCAAATTCTCACATTCCCAAATATTAGTAATTCTATTTATAATAAAATAGAATGCACTTTCATACCACTTTTGTAATGAAGCAGCTAGGTCTTTATGATGTTGTTCAATTGGTTCTTCTTTAAATCTTGGTGGAAATCCAATTAAATCAATCAATTTATCATTAAACATATCGTTATCCGATGTATGCCATGTAAAGTAAGACATATCTATTTTTACAATATCGATTTCACCACCGGTAGTAACAACTTTATCAAATATGTTATTATATTTTTCATTATCACCATATGGAGCCAATCCCATTACTTTATATTCACCTTCGTTTGGTTTGAACCCTAAATACGCAGTAAATGCTGAATAAATCAACCCCAATGAGTGTGGGAATTGTAAAGTTTGTATTTTATGAAATCCTTTATCATCACACATAGTAGCATATACCGAATGTCTTTCACCAACTCCGTCAATTGACAATCCTATTGTTGTATCAAATGGTGATGTATAATATGAAAGTGCTAAATGTGATAAATGATGTTGTGTATAAGTAATAATTCCTTCATATCCAATAGATTTTAATAATCCTTTTAAATTACCTTCGGTTTCATTCCATCTTTTGTTAAATTTTCTCCATTTTTGTGGAAATCTTAAACCACCCCATTTTCCAATAGTTTGTCTAACTCTTTCATATTTATCGTTTGGATTTTCATACCAACAAACCATATCAATTTCATCAATTGTTATTTTTGTATATTCCAAACACCATTGAATTGCCTTAAACGGAAAAGAACTATCGTGTTTAATTCCCGATAGTTTCTCCTCTTCAATTGCACATATTACTTTACCATCTATTACGATTGTTGCTGCTGAATCGTGGTAAAATCCTGATAAACCTAATTGTATCATACTTAAATTTTTATATCACCATATTTGTCATATTCATTATATAACTCCATTTGTCTTTCTTTCATTTTGTTGACAACTTTGGTTATATAATGTGTAGGGTGTCCTGTCATTTCTCTAATAAGTAAATATAATGATTTCTTATTAAAGTTTTCTATGAATTCAGCTCTACGGAATAATTCTAATACTGAGTCTGCAATCTGTAAATCTCTTTTCTTTGGAAAGTAGTTTTCTAAATGTTTATCCCAATATTGTAACATTCTAACATTAAAAGTTCTAAATTCGTCATTTCTTTCCTCCTCTCTAAAGTTATTTTCAGTATCAAAAGATTCGGGTAAACCGGACATTATATCTGTATCTTTATATCTTTTGTAATTTGCATTATTATTTAAAATAAGATAGTTTCTTGCAACAATAGTAAAATAAGAGAATGCTTTACCTTTACCACTTTTGTACATATGAATTTTTTCAATCATAAATGTAACAACCTCTGCCATTACATCTTTGGGGTCATCATCAAAATAAGTAAATTTCCATTTATTATAAACTATCTCTGCAAGTTTGTCAAATGCAGATGCAATTCTTTCTCTATATAATTTATCTTTAATATATTGGTCATCGGTTAGATTATACTCAATAATAGCATCTTCTGTATCTTTTGTAAAATATTGACGATTGGGCCCTCTTTTCTTTCTAATTGGCATTTTGTTGTGTTTTGAATTTTTCGATGGTTTCTTTTATTTGATAAAATATAGAACCTACCTCATCGTCCTTCTCAAACATTTCACGACTATCTATCAATCGTAATGCCTCCAGTAATGCTTCGTTTCTTTCTAATTCCGTTTGTAAAAATACATCATTATCTTCGATGATATCTTCGTATTTTTCTAATTTTTGTAAAAGATTATAAATTGCAAATGATAATGCAACTACTAATACTGATAATATTGTGATTATTGTGTATAACATAATTAAACGATTTCGTATCCTTGTAAAAAATATTTGTTTGCATTTTTGTATTTGATTTCAACCATTTCACCTTGTGGAGATTTCATTACAATTTTATCGTTTCTACCATAACTAACTCTTTTAATAACCTGTGTGTTATAAACTCTATCTTTGATTGTAAATCCGTCTAAATGGTCAATTTCGTGTTGAACTATTACTGTCATCATTGTTTCCTTAGATACTGACTTATTTTGTTCATCACCTTCTGGATTAATTTCAAATGTCAATTCACCCAAATTATCGGTAGCTACAACAACTTTAGAAGCTCTAATTGTTTTGATTGGAGACCTTAATGTTGATGGTATAGATAAACAACCTTCAAAGAATAAAAATCCTTCTTTTGACTTTTCTTTAATAATTGGATTTACTAAGAATAATTCCTCATCACCAAGCTGGATTAAACATGCTCTTTTTTTAATTCCAATTTGTGTTGCAGAAATTCCTAATCCTGGATGTTTTACCAAAGCTTCACTTAATTGTAATCTTAATTCATCAGATTCTTGTTGAGTAATTTCTGTTTTAGGTGTCGGTGTTTTTAGATACTCCGTAAACTCTTTTGTTGTTAGTCCGTTAGAACCTTTGTCTACTATTAATTTCATTTTTTATTTTTTAAGTCCGTATTTTATAAATTTATACCAAATTCTTTCATGTAAATAATATTGAATAGGTTTGTATACCAATTCTGCTACACCAAATGCTGCACCAACTTTAATATCACCACTCACCCACCACATTATACTAAATCCAATCAAAGTTGATAGAATACGATATGATATGGTTTTAGCAATGTGTCTCTTTCTTTCTACTATCATAGTAAGGTTTTTTTATTTTTTTTAACAAAATTATAAAAAAATACCAAACTGTATCGTTCACCATCTAAAACCGGTTTTACTCTGTGTAGTATATCTCTATTTGTTATGATACTTAAATATTTTTTGGGTTTTACTATTTGCTTATTTTTATAAGTTGGAACAATATATTCATATTCTCCTCCTATAAAGGTCTCATTCAAATACATTAAAAATGTTAAATCCGAAAAATCTTTGTGAAATTCATCATCTTTATTGGTATTTTTTGTTACTTTATTTATCCAAAAGGAATCCAATTTAACATCAATTGTGTTAGATAATTTGTTAACACAATTATTAACTTTAGAAATTATTGTTTGAAATTCTATGTCATCATTCTGTATACCTTCTCTTAGATAATAATTTGCATTCTTATTGATTTTGAATGGTGGGTGAGTAATTACAAATGATAAACATTTTTTTTCTAAAATTTGTTTTTCCTTTGTATCAAATAAATCTATATTATCTTCAATTAGTATCATCTTCGGTATCTATATTATAAACGATTACATCACCATTTGAGTCAATATACTTGTGTCTAATGGCAGTTCCACTAATTTTTTCAATTTCTTTTGGTGGTTTGTGATAGATTACATCATACCCTACACCTCTACCATAGTTTACACTTTCAATGTCTGGAATAATTGAAAGGAGAATTTTATCCCAATTACTTGTAAAAAATGGTTCTTTTTGTAATTCTTGTAATACTTCTTGTGCTGATTTAGGATTATTTTCATCCTTTTGTACATCTCTAATTGCAACCCAACAATTTTTTCCGTTTTCTAATTGTTGATTGATTAACCACTCATGTCCTTTGTGCCATGTTTGCCATCTTCCGATGAATAATGCATATTTTTTCATAAATTATAATTTCGTATTTCTAATATACGAAAATAATTTTAATTTACCAAATATTAATAAGTTTTAATATTTTCATCCTCACTTCTCAGTCTAGATAACTCTCTAACATTACCACCCTTGGTTGATAACCAATAATTAACGGCCTTTGGGTTATTTATCCATAAATTTCTTTTATTCCAAGGAAATTCTGGATGCATATATTCTTCCCATTTTAAATCTGGAAGGGTTTCTTCTACATTTTCAGAAGTAGGTGTATCATCAACCACAACATCAGTAGATTCAACATTTGTATCTTCTTCTTTTTTGTTAGTCTCATTTTTTTCGTTTTCGTTAACAATATTATCTCCGTAAACCTCATATAATCCCAATTTTTCATCATTTTCTATCATTTCAACTAAAATTTCTTTTTGTTTTTGTTTTTTATTCGAAATTAACCCGTTGAATGCGATAATAAGTGCGACTGCCAATGGGTCAAACACTATTACAATCAAAAATATAAAGAATTTTACTACATTTTTCAGTTCCATACCAAATGCTTCGGCAATAAATCTAAAACCACCCACTTCTTTCTCCAAATCTAAGTTTGAAGTCTTAATTTCGTTGATTTTTTCGTTATTTTTAGCATTTTCCGTTTGTAAAACCTCTATTTTTTTATTAATTTGAGCAGTTTGTCTATCTTTTTGGTCAATTGAACGTAAAAGACGAGAATTTACCTTGCCTTTGTCTAAAATTGTGTTTTGTGTTGAGGATAACTGACCTAATTGAGTGTTTAATTGAGTAATTTGTGCAGTATTTTGGTCAATTTTTGTAGTATAGACTAAAACCTCTCTATCTACCTGTTGCAATTTTAAGGACTGAGATTGGAATGCATTTGAAAGATATCCAAATATACCCGCAGAAGTGATTAACATCAGTAATGCAACTGCAGAGGTCAAATACCACTTATTAAACCCCTTAATGTTTTCCCACTCTTGTTTGAGATAAGTTGCTGCTACTAATTTAGCAAACTCCAATGCACCTGCCATTACCATCACAGATACGGCTGCTCCACTAAATAGAACACCTAATCCGGTTACGGAGAAGTAAGCTGCACATCCGGCAATAATTAGTGCAGAAAATCCGACTAAATATTTAAGCCAATTCATTTATCGATTGATTCTGGTTAATTCGGCAACTCTCTCTACTATCTTTCTTGCATCTTCTAAAGTAGTATGAGCAACTGATGGTGTCATTGATTGTGCACCAGTAATTCCGTTTTGTAAAATCCTCAACTTTCCGTCTAAAGATTCTAATAACATTTGTATTTTTTCGTTGTATATCATAGTAATAAATATTTGTTTATAATAAAAAAGGTAGAAGTGTTTAATCTCCTACCTTTTCAATATACGAAAAATAACTGAATTAACCTAATTTTGGGGTTAATTTTTTTGGTTTGGACTCTTCTTTTCTTTCAATAGTAATTAAGAGAATACCATTTTTAATTTCAGCTTTTGATTTTTTTCCATCGAAGTTTTTACCTACGGTAACTCTTTCTTCAAT